CTTAGGAGCAACACCAAGGTTATGGCTTATTGTTTGATTGGAGCCTGTTCCCGTGTAAGCAACGACATCAAAGAATTTGGGGGCACGTCTCCACATCCAAGAGTAATAATGAGATATAGTGGTAGTATTACCGCCATAAAAACCATTTTGATAATCAAACTGCGCCCAACTTCCAGTGTTCTCTGCATCAGTTGTATCTGTTGAAAGATACTTGCCTTGAGTAAGTCTTGCAGTATTAACAGGGCTTGTACCTGTTGTTGATTTATATATTTGCATATCAACTGGAAATGTTGATCTAAACGCAGGTTCTTTTCCGTCACCAGTGCTACCAAATGTATCAATAGCAAACACATCAGTCGCACTCTCAGGCACAGCCATAGGGCCACGGCGAATGGCTATGTAGATGTAGTCGTTGCCAGAAGAGTTCCATCCAGAACCTGTGTTTATTACCTTAAATCCTGTTGGTGTCAGATCAATTAAATCATTACTTGCAACTGTATCTGCATTAGTCGCATTCGCATGCAGAAAGCTGTCTCCCACACCTGTAACAATTCCTCTCATATTATCAAGTATATACCACGTTGATGCGGCATCAGAGTTTTTAATAAGCAACCATTGAGGCTCAAAGCCAAGATCAACATCTAAGCCAGAACTCCCCGTACCAGTATAACTCCCACACTTGATAATATCAGCATCACCATCAGGGCCGAACTCACCGTCACCATCGTTGTGGGCGAATAGGTAGGCTGTGTATTGAAAATTGTTGTAGTTTACAGAAACTTCATCTCCGACCGTAAAAACACTATCTGTTGGAGTTGTGTTGTCCCAAGCCTCTGAATTAGTTTGCGCTGCTGTTGTTTTGTTTAGCTCTAGGTATTTAGTATTCCCAACATCTTTGTTATAAACCCAATAATCACCAGTGCCCTGCCCGAAAACCATAATCATAGCAGGAACCGCGCCAAGATTGTGGCTTATAGTTCTGCCTGAAGTTGAATTTCCAGTGTAATTTACGACATCAAAAAACTTTGGGCACTTCCTGAATGACCACGTTACATAATCAATACCGCTTTCGTCTGTATTTGTGCGGCCAGCCGTTGTAAAGCCTGTGCTAGTAAACGTAAATCCCGGCGCATAACCACCTAATACTCCAGCATCATTACTTACCCAAGCCTTCTGAACAACAGGGAATGTGGAACCTGTCACTGTTTCACTATCAAAAAGAGCATGATCGTTAACAGTCGCACTTGTCCTGTTTTTCATCCAAACCAAACCACCTTCGCCAGCAAGGTCAATGCCGTTGGTGATCGTTTGCGCAGCATCTGTACCAGTATACAAATGAGTGCTGAACACATCTTCTACGTTCAGGGCTTCACCACCAGCTTGACCAGCCGCAGCTTGTAATAGCTTCTTTTTCGTCGCCATATTTATGCGCCCCTTATGCTAGTGCCTGACCCGCAGTAAACCCATACCAATTTGTGCCGCCATCGCGGGTGTAGAACACAAAAACATCTTTTGCAGATGCTGTCGCTGTTAGCGTAGGTGCAGTTGCAGCAGGCCAATCTACTGAGCTAGGCCAAGTGACCGTGTAGCCGCTTGCAGACGCATCTTGGATAATCTCAATGCTGAAGCTATACGCAGTGCCGCTGGCGGGTGGGTTGGAGAACGTAAACGTGGTGTTCTCTGTCAGTGTGTGGCTGAATGCGTTACCCGCCTCACAGTCCACCGTAGTGGCGTTAGAGGATGATGTAACTGCACCGTAGGTTTCGTTGTAGCTGTCAACGATCAGTTCGCCAGTGATGTCCACATCGCCTGTATGACTTGACCCAACTTTTGCGTCTAGTTGCGTTTGGATTGCTGAAGTTACACCGTCAACGTAGTTCAATTCTGCGGTAGTTGCAGTAACACCGTCAAGCAAGTTCAATTCTGCGGTAGTTGCAGTAACACCGTCCAGAATATTTAGTTCTGCAGTCGTTACCGTCGCACCATCCAGAATTGCAAACTCAGTCTGCGAGACACCGCCAAGAAGTGTGTCTAAGCTGTCCCAGTTTCCATTTAAGTAGCCGCCCCAAGCGTCCTCATCGCCGCCTACGACTGGCTTATTCCAAGAATAGTTAGTAGTTGTTGTAGGCATTATGCGGCCCTCTCTAAGTAATCAGCATCTGTCCATGTATCACTAGGATCAGGTGCATCAGTCCATATGGTTGTCGGATCATCTGCGTCTAGCCACTTATACCGCGCATTTACATCCGTTGTCAAAGTTACGTCATCAGATGCAGCCATCAACCGAACACGGTTATAAGCTATATCTACAGACAATGTTGGCGTGATTGTAGCACGACCTACAACATCAATCACCCCATTTGATGTGAATGTGACACTTGCCGATATTGTCAGACTAACATCCGCAACCCGCTGGCCTGCCGCAGTTGTGCTGGAAGCTAGGCTAATAGACGCTGCACCTTCCTCTATGGAGTGGTTCTCGCCATAGATGTTCGTGCCGTAAGTGCGCAGACCATAACCGCTGCGATACCCGTCCACCTCTGCATATGTTTCTGCTAAGGAAACAACCAAGTTTTGCAGTGTCGCGGCAACTGCACCATCCTTGATGATGCCCCCAGATGCGCTTGCAGTGCCTGTTGATGCATCCGCAGATGCAAAGTCTATTACGCGGTTTGCAGTAGCTGTAACGCTTGCACTAGGTGTAACCGCCGCAGCACCTTGCTTAACTACCTCTGCGCCAGCCGTAACGCTTGCAGAGGATGTATCGGATGCCGCAAAGCTAATAGCATTAACCGCGCTAACAGTAACTGTGGCGCTGGGCGTGATAGTCGCAGCACCATCCGTTATAGAGCCAGATAAACCGTAGATATTCTGACCATATAACGCATCACCGTAATATGCGCGGTAGACAGCCATTAATCTAGCGTAATATCCAGATCACCAGTTGGAATGCGGAATACATCGCCATCGTTGATTGCTTTCGCAGTTGTCAACGCAGAGTGAACAATCATGTCACCACCCGATGATGCAGTCATAACCCCAATGTGCGAGATTGTACCCCAGTTGCCGCCTGATGCCGCAGGGAACTCAACCGCCGCTGTATTTGTTGCCGTATCCGCAGTCACAGAGAACGTAACCGCAGTACGCGCATAACCAGTGCCAGTTGATACCTCTGTGCCAGCAGAACCAGTATCTGTTGGATCAGATGTAAATAGTGCAATGTACCATGCAGTCGGACGTGTTACGCTTGTTGTCGTAAACACATAATCCATAACGTGGTTTTCGTAGGTATTTGTAAAAGACATGGATTTCTCCGTTAGATATATCTAGGTGAACCATACACCATTTTATTACGAATAACTAGTGATGCGCATTCTACGGCCTGAACCGCTAAATCGCGTATCGTCGGATGCTTTCTGCAGTGACGCTAAACCATTCTGATAAAGTGTCGTCCAAACAGGAATGCGATTGTCATCTAGCAAGTAAGGCGCAGATTGTAATAAAGCGCCATACAGGTAGATATCTGGATCAGACTGAAGCAGCCAATTATATGTATTACTATCGCTCAACGCAGGTATCTGCTCGTAATATGTAAGCTGCATGCTATATTCACCGTCTGGGGTGGGGAATACCTCAATGCTTTCGCCAACATGACAGTAATACTTGGGGCGACCAGAGGTATCTGCATTTTGCTCACGATACTGCAGCATATCTTCAATGCCGATAATCTCTAAGCGGAATGTAGGATTTGACGTAATGCCAAAGCGAATTGTCTCAATCCAGTTTGCTGGTAGCTGCACATAACGACTATCCAGCGTAGCATCGACGCGCTCAATCATCTTGTAGTGACGCAGCTTACGATTAAAGTCAGCCTCTGCAAGACTGATAAAATCAGGAATAACGCTCGTAAGATCATCGCGGTTTAGCCAGTTGGCTATCGCTGTCTTTAGTTCTGCATAGGTTGTAATAGCCATTACCACTTAACCTTATCTGCCCAATATGCGGCGCTCATCTTGCCCTTGGCAATGTTTTTAGCGTGCCTTGCCTTAAACGACTTAGCACGCTTTGTCATAGTTTTATCGCCCGTCTTGCCCTGCTGACCAAAGCGAATTGTTTTAACCTTATCACCCTCCTTAGCCACAACTACGTGTGACTTAGTTTTATGGCTTGGAGTGCGCTTGGGTTTATTATAACCCGATACTCCAGCGCGGGCGAGGCGGGGGTCTTTAGGCATTACATTCCCATCGTTGCTGGGTTGATACCCATAGAACTTAAGTACCGCGCATAGCCGCGACGATAGTTTGCTGGGTCAACATAAAGATCAGCGCCCGACATAGCTGCGCGCTCTGCGTCAACAAACTCACGGAACGACATTACGCCCTGCGGCATGGATGGCGCAGCGGGCGACATGCCTGATGGATAAGGTGTTTTAGTCGAGTAATCTTGGCGACGAGTGTAATCTCCAGCGTAATCTGGGGTTATGTTTGGCTGATCGTAAAACTCAGCACCGCGTGTTCTTAGCGGAACTGCTTGATTACCAACTCTTGGAAGTGGCATATCAGGCATGCCACGACCAGCCTCGCCCATAGGCATTGTTGCATAACTTGGGGCGGGCGCAGATTGCGCGGTTGTTGCGCGAGGTGCCAACATAGAACCTGCAAACTCACCACCCCGACCAATGCCATATACGTCTGGATTTACGATTTGGTTCATCACAATCTGTTCTTTTTGTGCTTCAGAAAGTAAGCCCTCTGGACGCAGCTTTGGTCTAAGCATGTTACGCGCAGATGTGCGGGCTGCAATCTTCTCTACATTATCCTGCGCCTCAAGCGGTTTAGCAAAAAGATTACCTAGAGCAGACAGCAAACCGCCGCCCTCAAACTTATTTCCAGATGCGCCAGCACCGCCACCGTCTAACATATCCATCAGGCCAGTAAAGCGTTTGCCTGTCGCGGCCTTACCGCCAAACATTGCGCCTAGCTCACCGCCGCTTAGCGCGTTCAAAGCACCTAGTCCTGCAAGTAATCCTAGAGGGTTCATTTCTTTTTACCTTTTTTGCTTTTGCTCAGCTTTTTCAAGTCTGCGCCAGTAATTTTCTTGCGTGGTGGAGCCACTGCGGCTAACTTTTTTTGCTTTGGGCTATACTTAGAATACGGCATTAGGACTTCACCTGCTTTTCCCATTCATAACACTTAACCTGCATGATTGTATACGTTGGATATTTCATCTGCAAAGATGGAACTCCGTTCTGCATAAAATCAGCAATGCATTCATTCTCATCGACATACGCAGGCCCACCGACTGCAAAGCAGTAATTCTGAGCACACAAGAGAACAAACGCGGTAAACATTACATCACTTCTTTACTTTCTTCTTAGCTGTCTTAGCAGCCTTCTTAAATGCTGCAGCAGTTGGCGCACCTTTTGCACCAGCTTTGCGCATCTTTTCTCCAGAGCCTGCTGCAATTCTCTTACGCTTTCGGTGAATATTTGCATAGAGACCCTTTGCCATTACTTCTTAGCCTTAGCCATGCATTTACCCTTACGCTTACACGCCATAGGTGTTGGGCAACCCTTACATGGCTTAAAACCAGCTTTGCTTCCCATTTTCTTTCCATACGCCATAGCTAACTCCTTTTGCTGCAAACGTATCACATTACGCTATTCCACGCAAATTCCTTCTAATTTCACCCCGCCAGCTAGAGAATGACCCAGACAAAGCAGTCGCAGCATCGGAAGCCATCGTCAAGCACAGCGCATCAGCAAGGTCAGGAGAGGCCAAGCCACGCTTGCGCATCTCATCCTTACTTTCAGCTTTCATTTTGCCTGAACTGGTAAAGCTATAGCGAATGCTGGTTAGCTCCGCGATAAGCTGGTCATTCTTCGGTAGCTTACAAGAACGGTCCTCAAGCCAACCTTTAGTCTTAAACCAAAGCTCGCTGCGCAGGTTTAAATAGGTATCGCCCATGCTTGGCGCTTCAGCTACATTCACGCCGCGCACAGGCAGGCCAATCTCACGCAGGCGATCCACCACACCTGAGCCTACGCCAATGCTATCGACAAGTATTTCCTTGGGCTGTCTGCTAGGCGGCAATCCCTCATACTCAGCAACAACACGACCTACAGTCTGCATCAAGTCCAACCCAGACCAAGCCCTAAGCTCAGTCACAATCGGACCCTGACGCTTGCACAGCGCAGTTTTATCCTGCCCAAAGCGCGCTACGTCCAACCCCCAAACCGCTTTGGTATCCTCATCAATCTGCACATCGCGGTGCGTAGCATTCTCTACCAAGTGGTATGGAATGATCGTGTCATCATCAGCCAGAGGAAACTCGCCAAGAACACGAATACGATAAGCATTACTTTCCTCACCATATCTAATCCGCATCTCCTCAACAAACTCATCGCTCACCAGAGGACTATCCACGCATGACCAGCGGCGCGTCCACCAGCTATCTGCCATGCGCGTCTGGCTTTCGAAAAACGTACCGCTACTTCGCGTGGGGTTGCTCAGCATAATCGTCGTCGCGTTATGACCCGACATAGAGCCAGCCGCAGCCTCAAACACCTGCTCAGGCACACCAGAAGCCTCATCCACAACCAACATAACATGCTCAGAGTGAACACCAGCCAAGGCTTCAGGCGTTTCTGCGCGTGACGTTCTAGCAGATATAAACATCTCAGCAGGCGCAGAAGTGTGCTCAACGCGATCCGACTTTACGTTAAGTATGCTCTGCAACCCTTCAGGCAACTCATTTATCCAGCGCTTTAGCTCCGCAAACAAGGCATCAAAAAGCTGACTAGAAGTTGGCGCAGTTACAACAACTTTATTTGGGTAATGCATCAAAAAATACCATAGCATTGCCCACGATGCTGCTGTAGACTTGCCAGTACCATGACCAGACCGAATGCTAATCTTGCGTTCGCCAGACGCAATCGCTTCCAGAAATTCTGCCTGATACGGCAGTGGTTCTACCTCAAGCACCTCGCGCACAAATAAAGCAGGCTTCTTGCCGTACCGCTGCACAAACTCAAGCATAGTATTTTCTGCGACATTACTCATGGTCAATCACCTTAACCTTACGCAGCGCGTCTAAATGAAAGTCACCGATATTAATGTTGATTTGCTGCTGGTTGCGCCCACCGTATCGCTCAGGGTTCCAATTAGACGCAGCGAGGTTATGCTGCCCGACTTTTTGCTTGAGCAACCCAAGATCAACTTGATTTACGTTAGCCTCACTAACATCCCGCGTATGGTTTTCGTCCAGCGCCTCAAAAATCTCTCTTTGTCTGCGCTCAGACACCTCTGAAATCAACTCAAAAGCCTGCTCAAAATGCGCATCTGCAGCGTCTCTACGGGCGCTATCTACAGCAGCAGAAAGCTCTGCGTCAGACAAAATAAGGTTGCGCAGGGTTCCGCTGTGTATTTCCATTTTTTGCGCTAAGGCTTTGATTGATTTTCCCTCAAGCAACCACTCCCGCAAAAAATCAGCGCCACCCATTTGCCTAATTTCAGCTAAACGCTTCTTCTGCAATGACCTGCCAGCCATACCAAATCCTTCTGTGATTTTTCGTAAATTTTAACATGATACCACAAT